ATGAGTTCGTATGGTTCCTAGAGTAAAATACGGGCTATTGCCATTTAACGGATTGTTTTCTAAGTTGATAGGTACCTGATAGAATCCCACAGCACTGACCTGATCGCTCAACGCCAGTACTTCAACAATATCGCCGGGCACAATATTGGTAGTAGAATTAAATCTTATAATAGTGGTATTACTGGTGGTTGTGACTGTGTAATTGGCAGGATCTTGAAACAAGCTGCTGTAGTTCTGAGAAACACTGGTTGCATAAAGTTTAATACTAGGTACAGAACCGGTAGGAACCACTGCCACATCTAGTATCAATGGCGAAGTAGCAACAAGAACTGTAGACAGAACAGTCTGCGACACACTTACTGTATAGGTTCCTGTGCCCCCGGTGGCATTAAGTAATCCTGTGATCTGTGTACCGACTGTGACTCCTTTTCCACTTATGGTCTGCCCAATCTGCAACGAAGATCCATCAGCAGGAGCAGCAGTCACGGTGAGTGTGGTGTCGGAGATTGATCCAGTGATTGCCACACTGGTATAGGTAAAACTAAACTGTTGATAGATTTTACTCTTGACCACTGCTGTTTGCCAACCAATTTCTTTCTTGAACACAGTTCTATTGGCATATTCTCGAGCATGTCCTATGCTGATATTAGCAGTAGTGCTGACGTTGTTTATCACATAGATGAATGTGTCGGTATAGAGATTATTGTTAAACAATATATCACCAATGTTGTCAATACTGAGATATTGTAGTTCAAATCCCAACACAGAGTCGGTTATTCCGCTGTTACCAATGGCATAACTGAACAATGCACTGCCTCCTATAGCATCACCAATGTTGTTTGGTGTGGTGGAAAAAGTTGAACTAGGGTATACTGCTCGATCACCCAAACTGTATCCGTTGAGGTCGTAGAGATCAAACATGGGTGTTTGATTTATTGATGTTTTTTGTTGTGCTTCAGTCCACTGGATACCATCGTATCTAAATGTTATACCTTGTAGTGTAATACCGCTGAGACATACCACGCATTGATTTACCAGCACATCAGCGTCAGATGCTTGTACTAAATCAATAACCGGTTCGGCCTGTAATGTACTATCGGGTAACGGGCCAGTGGCCGGATTGATAAAGTTAACCACATATATTTTATTACGAACTTGTGGGTCCGAATCGTTTGCGAAGATAACTCTGCTGTTTTGTTGTAGAGCATATCCGTCGATGCCGTAGCCAGTTTGCCCATTGATATCATGCAGGGCGTTTGTCGGTGAGGTATCTACAATGTTCACAGGATCCTTGGACTGTGTGCCCATGTTGTACAGTCTGATCCCACCTCGGAATTCTAAGATTGGTCGGCGAGCTCTCTGGGCATTGTCTAAAATAGCAGTGGTATTGTTATAAGTGGCACTGGCCTGTATAACATCAATATGAAACCAACGATTGCTTCTTGTCCAGGCGTTGAGATCCGGACTGTCCAATGCTATGGTAAGATAATCCTGTTGTAATGGTTGATTCAAACTGCCATCGAAGTTACCTAAATCAAACGGAGTTGAATCAAACGGTATTGTCGCACTTTCTGTATAAGTCTCAGGAGTAATATAATTGCCAATAGGAAGCAGCTGGATAGCTGTGCCCACGCCGGCCACATAATAAGTTTGATTTTGATAACTAGACGGTATCACATTGCCGCGAAAGATGACCTTTAAGTTGTTAGTAAAAGTCACACCGTTTGGAGAAACATAATTGGTCTTGCCTAGGATGTCTGTGTCCACATTGATAGAGTTTGAATTGGCCTGGTCTACTAATCTTATCTGGCCAAATATCTCTGGGTTAGTTCCGTCTTGATACCATAGCAAATCGTCTACTGCGGTCAATAGGGGTATCTGTTGGAAGTAGCCCGAAGCATTACGATACCATTGTGTGCTGCTCCATTCGGTGCCAAACAGCACGGTGAACTTGTTGAGATTTGGACAAGCAGTAACAGATGTCAAATTAAGGATGATATCGCCGCTGGTGGTATACTGATATTGTATCAGCCACACGCTGTATCGGGTATTAACATCTAATATGGGGGTGGTCTGATCGTATGTAAGATAATCAAAACTACCAGGCTGGTTATTCTGACTGTCCAATCTCAACAGCGGGTCAAACTGTGTAGTAATCAACCAACCCCCATCTTGAGGGTCAGTTATGTTATTAGTAAAAACCACAGTACGACCATTGAGATCTGTGATACCATCTATCCCGTCGGGATACTGCTGCAGAAACGCAGTCAGCAGCACATTGTTTACCTGATCAAATTGCAGAGTGGTTGCGATTAAATCTACTTGGCCCGGAGTGGGGGTAGTTGGTACTAGTGTGAGATCGTAATAGAATTGCTGTGCGTTTTTAAAAGGAACATTGAAAGTGATCGTGCCAGTGGATGATCCATTATCGACCACGCCAAACACGGTCCGTGAACTGATGTTAGGAGCATACGGCAATACTCCATTTACTCCTGGATCAGTCTGTATCCAGAATGGGTTAGGTGCCTGATTTACTGCAAATTCGTAAGAGCCGCCACGTATAAGTGTGATTATAGGATTGTTACCATATTGCCCGGAAAACTGATAATAGTTGTCGGCTCTGGTCACGTCGAAAGTATCAGTGAGTGGTATTGCGGTAGAACTTACATCCACAGCCAATGGCCCGGCAGGCAACCAATAATATTGACTGTAGTTCGAAAACTTATCAAAACTCACAAAAGGATCCCAGCTGTAATATTCACTGGTATACAATCTCTCGGAGTTATTGGTAAATCCGCCTTGACGTGCTATGGCATCTGAAATACCAGGATACGTTATAACATCTTCAATAGTCCTGGTGTTATCGGGTTTTAAACTAACTACCCCGGGTTCTAACTGATAGTTAGCACGGTCGGCAGTGGGTTCTATCACATAGTAGTCGTTGGGATTTACACCCGGACCAACATGTCGCCCTACAAATCCTTGTGTTTTCTTTAATTGAGGTTCTTGTACTAACTGATCCAGCGTGGCTGCTAAGAACTGTTTGTTAGTTGAGGTTTGGAATATTGGTGGTAGAAAATCTACTGATCTAGTTGTAGCCATTAGATTACTCCACTGCCGGGAGCAGTTCTAAGATTGGTCGATGTTAATGCTGTGATCACTTCAACTGAACTCACCCCTGCGGCATTCACAAAAATTTCATTGGGCGCTGAACGTATCTCGTAAAGATCACCAAAATATTTCAATGGATTGATCGGAACCAACACCACGCTACTCACTATGCTGCCCATGTTACGATGTATGTACGCGGCCAATTCAGAGAAGTAAAATGTGTCTCCAAAATTCCAGGCAGCAATATCAAAATATTGATTGAGATTTGCCACCACTGTGGACTTGATTTCACTTTCACTGGCAGTTGAATTAGGAGCACGTATCACTTTGATAGTGGCTTGAAGATTCAATGCTGCCTTAGGGCCAAACAAAGGTTTGAATGTTACAGAATTCAACACTATGTTGTCGGAGATCATTTTGTATTTGTTAAGACCTTGGTAAGCGGTATCAAGTTCATTGATTGTAGGCTGATCGGGTTCGACTACGGTTCCTGTGTTGTCTCTAATCCAGTTGGTATAAGCAGTATAATAGGCCAAGGTGACCACATACAAATCAATGATATTTGTAGTGCCCGGATCTATGCGGTCAGACAGTGGAGCATTGTGCCTGTATTGGAAATACAAAGCCGAACGACCCACTCTGGCCAACCACTCTATGCTGATATCAATGAGAGTTCTTACCAATGTGCCGTTGAGTACCAGCTGATAAAACGCACCAATCTGTCCTGCAAGTGGCCCGGTGGCAATTTCTTGTTTATAAGCATAGAATATTTGTCCAATGACATACTCATTTTTGACTAATTCAATATCATTCAAGGTAGCATAACTGCTATTGACTATCTCAGGAGAAATCAAGAGATAGCGTTGTAGATTGTCAAAATCTGTGGTCTTCTGGAAGAATACATATTTTGAATTTGAATTGATGTTAGGAGCAACAATCTCGTCAAAAAAGTCCGGATCGTCGGTTATGGCATCATTGTTTAAATCTGCGTAGCTTACTATAACTTGGAAGTCATCTACTAATCCATCTACTTGTACAGGTTGACCGGTCACTCTAAGAACAATATCTCCGGGCAATGGGCTGTTTGAATCGGGTAAACTATTGGTCTTGAGTACATTGATGTAGTCGCTGATGGTTTTGCCGGTCCTGGGATCATAGATGCGATTGTCGGTCTCAAAGAAGAATCGTGTTTGTAGCACTGATCCAAAGTTATACACCAGGGCACGACTGGTCACTGTGTATTTGATTCCGTCTGTCACGGCCTGTATCAACCACGAAGCATCCTGATTGGTGCCCGATGTGTTACCCGCATTGGCCAAGCTAAAATCTGCATCCACTGCTAGATTGTTACTGGTGATCAGATACCAAGTATACGGAGTTCCTGTGATAGAACCTGTACTGTCGTAACCCAACCCAAAATTTCTATACAACAAGATCTGATTGACGATCGCAGTCTGTAGACTGCTGGATATGGTGGTTATCAACAAAGGAATTACCTGCACTGGAATAGCACCAGTGGGTACAAAAACATTCAAAGTGACTGGTCCTTGCCCGCTCAATCGGCCGCTAGTAAAATTACCTAGACCTTGATTTGTTCCATCGAGATATATGCTGGTAGGGCTGGCCCACAGCGTAAGTCTTTCGGCTGCTTGAGTGGGTACTCCTAATTTGAGTCTGTTGGTGGAATCAAAAAAGTACCCAGCAGGAGCAGCAAATTTTACAAGACTGCCTACCTGTATAAATTTAGTATTGCTGCTAGAGTAACTGCCAATGGCAGCAGGATATCCTAGATTGTTTACAAAGTATCCGGTGGTTTCACCGGCCAAGGTGGTGCTCTGCTGCCAGGTCAACTGATTGACCAATAAGTTGGGTCTAGGAAAATTGGCGTAATAGAATTGTGTGAACACACTGGTAGCTAAGACCGGTTGTATTTCGTTGGTGATCACGCTGGTGATATCATTGGTAGTGAGCCAGGTGAACAAGAACGTTGGTAGTTGATTTTCTTCCCAGATGGCGCCATCAGACGCAAAGATATTGGTCGAGCTGTATTTGCCTGTGTTGTCTACTAGATCAAGATATCTGCTGGTACCGATGCTGGCACGATTTAAAGCATAACTCTTGATGATACTATTGTACGCAGTGAATGGAAAGTTTGTGTAGTCTTCGCCATTGACCATGCGATTCTGAGTGTAGTATCTGGCCGGAGCACGTTGTTTGATCTGATCAAGTGTTTCTCTAGCCTGAGCATTACTTACAGGGGTGGTAATACCACATGTGAATGTGAGTGTCTGCAATTGTCCCGACCTGCTGACATAGCTGATAGGAATGATCACACTCTGCATCTCTTCAGGGTTGATGATGTAAGTGAGTCCGTTACTGGCACGAACATAAGAACGGAACGTACCTACCGGAATGCTGGTAAAGACACCGTCACCAAAGGTCAGGGTGATCTGATCATTGGCTCTACTAGTGGTTGAATATAGTTGTCGTTGCTCAGGAGCCAACTGTTCTGCTGCGGCTGCATACACAGATTCTACATATTTCCACTGTGCCGATACATCTCCCACGTTGTCTAACTGGAACAACCAACGATCTTCATTGTTCACCCCTTCGATATTGATATCCACTGTACGATTGGGTATACGTTCTGCTAGATTAAAGTCTTGATTTTGCAATACACCTTGTTTGAAATAAAAGAAGTAACCAGTATTAGCACTGGCAAATCCCAAGGCATCATTGCGGAACAAAATATTAAAAATACCATTGGCCAATGGCGGCGGTTCATAGATAAACGGTGCTGTAGACGATGTGCCGGTCGAAGTAGAACTCACTGCTTCAAAAGGCATGGTTACACCATCCACTGTGGCAGTATAAGGAAATACAGGCAAGAAGCCCGGTACTAAATTGACGCTGTATTCTGAAGTATCTACACCCAAGATAGTCTGTCGGTTTCCAGGACGCCCTACCCGCTGTGTATCTACCAGAGCAGCATTGATGATAGCATTAAATTGTTCTGCCCAGTTAAAATTGCTAGGATCGTTCCAGTTTACAGTAACGCTGGCTAGATCAATACCATTGATATCTGTGACATTTTCTGTGGTCTGTACTGAAAATACTTTGAGATATCCACTGGCAGCAGTATTGCGTTTGGGTGTGTAACTGACAAGATTTGCTAGACGTACTACACTATCTCTACGCTCTGCTGTGTCGATATAGTTTTCACGTGTGTTGAGATCATTGCGAAAACTCATTGCCTGACCCATGAACGCCATGAGGTCCAGTATGGCTATAAATTCAGATGATTCAATGTAGTCATTGAATGTTTCAGGATAGTACTGACGTAGATAATCTATGAAACTTTTTCGCAAAGCTTCGAAGTCGTAGCTTTGGAAGTCTGCTTCTCTATAAGTTTCATAGATGCGTTTCCAGTCTTCTACTCCGAATACAACAGTTTGTCTAGTGGTAATTGCCATGGTATTTGATTGTTTTGTTATTTACCGAAAAAATAAACGGCTAGTTTATTGCGAAAGTTGCCACACGTTGTTGTTGATCAAAGAACACACTCAACAGTTCAGAACTGGTATTAGGAGCAAATCGTAGTTCTAATTCTATCAACACCCCATTTTCGTTAGGATAAACATTGGCATCGATGAGATTTATTCTAGGATCTCCTCCGGCCACACGCTGTACTTCCTTGATCATCCTAGACATAGTAGTTTGATCCAAAGTTTCAAACAGATAACTCCAAATTATGGTGCCGTAGCCCGGGCGCCCCGGTAACTGTCCTTGTGTGATATTAAAAGCATTAAGTAAATCACGTTTGACCAACTCGTTGTCGACCAGGGTGAACTTTTTAAATTGATTTTGTGTGTTAAATCCGATGAATGTAGACATACAGATATTTATGGAAGTTTAGATCATGCCAAGTGGTACTAAGTGTCAGGACCCAACTAATTCACTGTGAAAGATGGAGTGGCCACCTTGGCATCACCGATTATGGCTTTCGTGGCCTCGTCCAAGTTGGTTCGATTTATTGTATTAGCAAATCCTTTCGCGGCCACTACACCGGCTTGTAAGGGATTACCTCCGCCGGCTATGGAAGAATTGACATCAGCAAAGGCCTGACTAAACTGTGCCGATGTGGCGAAATTATTCATCTGATTTACTAGATCGCCAGGTGCCTTGCCATTGAGCCAGGCAGTAGCAGTGGCGGCGCCAAATTTAGTAGCATTATTCAACAACGGGCCCAGTTGGCTGGCTATTTCTGTTCCTTTGATCGTGCCCAACTGTTTGAGTTGATCAAAATTCACATTCATCAATCCCTGTTGTATTCGAGTTTGTAATCCAGTATTGTTCAGAACTGAATCTAGATTCACGGCTCCTAACTTGCCGGTCCAACTTGTGGGGCTACTTAGGATATCCTTGAATTTCTCTGGAGCAAGTTTTATCTGATCGGCGATCCCGGGCTTGATCAATCCCGACAACTGTAATTGACTGGCATCAAGCCCAAACTTACCAAGTCCTTTGATATTGGTAATAGCAGTGGCAGCTTGGTTCACCGATGCCGAAGCCTGTGCTACCAGTCCTTGTATCTGATTCGATGCTATGGTCCCAATCGCCTGAGCACCGATTTTGGTGTTCACAAAATCACTTACCGATATAGCATTGGGAATCAATGCTCCTATCTTAGTAGGTAGATTGATCGCACCGCCAATTTGTTTTGTAAGTGCTGCCGCTTGTGGGCCTATCTGTGCCAACGCCGACGACAACCCACCAGCTGCCTGCGTGACTGCATTGACTACTCCACCCACTGGAATATTTGTTAAACTGCCTGTGGACAGTTGCTGGTTGAATATGTCCTGTGCTGCTGCCAGTTTTAGATCCGAAGGACCTTGTACTTCAAATACGTCTCCGTTGGGTGCAGTGAATCTAAAATTGCTCATGTTATGTTCCGGATGCTACTTTAACAATGCTTACATTCTGTGCCACTGGTATGGCTGCCGGCGGTGGGGTAGGTGTTCCGTCAGTGAGACTCACACTGGCTGCCACGCCTTTGTTATGGAAGGGGAAAGGCTCATGTGTAGGAGCACGAGTCACGATGCTTTCTAATGCGTTGGGTTTTACCTGCCATCCAGTTGAATTGTTGAATGTAGTGTCATCTAATGTGGTCTTAGGATACAGCCTAGGTTTCGTGACCGATGCTGCACCGCCTCCATTAAGATCGATCCTGTCTGATTTAAATCTCAACGAGGATCCATTATTTTCACCGCTGTCGGATCCAGCAAGCCAAGAACCGTTTGTACATTGCAGTGCCAGGGTACCATCGCTACGCACACCTACGGTTGTTTGACTGTAGATAGTCATGTCTCCTTGGCTGGCCATATTTAATGTAGTGACAGCACCAATGTTGGTAGCAGCATTGGATTTTAAGTTTATGTTGCCTCCGGCAAACATGTTGATGTCTTTGTCGGCATGTAGGTTGATGGTACCTTGTGTTCTTACATTCACTGAATTAGTAGAGTAGATATCTACTGTTCCTTCTTTTCCTAGTTCAATCCAGGTCTGACCGTTGGCATGAATAATGTAGAAAAAGTTTTCAGTGTCATTCATCATGATCTGATGACCTTTGCTGGTCCGCAAACGTAACAAGGCATTTTTGCCTTCTATGTCTCCATCATCCATGACTAGAGTATGCCCGCCCAATCGACCAATCACTTTGACATCTTGTGGGTTTAACGTGCCTTCATTTAACTGTTTGCGTATAGTGTTTCTATCTAATCCCCCGGCGTACACAGGCAATCCCGGAGTTGATACTCCATATACTGTGCTAGGACTTTCTCGTTGTGCGTTGCTAATAATAGGGCCTCGCTCGGGATCCAAGGCAAGACCTTGTTGGAACATTATAGCGGCTTGATAACTGTGCACTGGTTTTTGCTGGTCAAAAAATTTAGGATTTCCATCTATATTACTGTTTGCCGAGTTAATCTCAGTGACCGGTAATGTAGGAGCATCCGCAAAGTATTCTGCCTGTGACTTGTTACCCGTGACGTATTCTCCAACAGGTGCTGCTCCAATGGCCGGTAACATGTGATTTAAAGCATTGTTGATGATACATCCCATGTAGTAGCCTTGGCTAGGATCTCCTTCTACAAAGAAACACATGACCTGTGTGCCTATATCCGGTGGGGTAAACCACATTCCATAGCTTTGTTGATTTCCTGGATATGATCCCACCCCGGTACTAGAACTTGTTTTTTCGGTGACACCATAAAACGGAGGCAAGTAGTTGACCCAGCGCCACAACTGTGGATTATCATCAGATCCTGAAGCAAATTGCATGATCCGAACTTGTAGTCTACCGGTCCTGGTGGGATCCACATTGTTCATCACTGTGCCAATGAATGGTCCCATCTCCGCAGGTTTACCACCACGATCAAACTTGTAGTTGCTGGTTCTACCCGACAGTTGCTGATTGTTTATTGTCATTGATCTCTTTCCTGATTAAGCGTCTTTTACTATTAGTTGAGGATCCCCAGCTGTTACCGGTGCGGTAGGATCTGCTTTGAGACCAAATCCATATCCTCCACTGCCTAACTTAGGTGGCGGAGCGGCTGCTATCTCTGTGGTCTGTATTGGTGCAGGTGATGCAGGCAAAGGCTGAGGAGTTTCATTGCTTGCTATAATAGGTGCGGTATTAACTGATGGTGAAATACCATAGTTGTTCTGATATTTGTTGTTGACGGCAACTTCTGTTTCTGCTGCTGTTTTAGTCCCGGCTTGTGTTCCTAGGCGTGCTAATCTATTATCACTGCCATCTGCTACCGGTGCTTCGGTTGTGCGTACTGTCTCAGCAGGTGCTGCTGCGGGTGCTGTAGGTGATTTATTCTCGCTTTCAGACAACCATATTCCTGTGAGCTCCTGGGTAAATTTGCCGCCTTTGAACATGCTCTTTACACTGGTTGTGCTATATATCACCGATTGTTGAGCATGCCCGGCATCTGTTCCGACAAAATTAGTTCGAAAATTATTTTGCCCCGGATCCATGAGTCCACTTTGAAGATTGTAATCCACTGGACGATTCCACGCAAATTCAAAATATGGCGCGCCGGCATCAAAGTTGATTGTGCCATCTGGATAAAATGGTGTCACAACAAATGCTCCTTCTTGTGGAGTTTTAGGTGATGGTATCCAGGCTGGATCTCCGATGATATTCAAAGTTATACTTGCTAAATCGTTTGTATACAACAGATCAGCTGCATTGGCTGCTGCTTCGTATACATTACCTTCAGCACCTTCTCTTGACTGATTGCTGGCTGGTACGAATCTTTTTTGCCAGATCACATTGCTGTTCACAGCGTTTTTTATATTCTCTGCTTGTTTGATATTAGCAGTTATGGCCTGTGACCAGTTGGAATTAAAGCTCTGTTCAAATGTTGTCACCGCAGTATTCTGACCAGTGAACCAATAGTTGTATACCTTGTGTACGCCACGGAATGTGCCTTGAGTGAAATATTCGCTCATTGACGAGGTCTGATATGGAGTAATCTTATAGGTCATTTTGTAAGCATTACAGCGTGCGACTTCATCATATCCAATGTTCAGTGCTTCGCAACTGATACTATACCACGCAAAAGTTTTATTTGCTTTGCCACTTGGTACCCAGGTTCCTTTTTGTGTGGCCGGATCTACTTGCCAGGTGACTATTTGTTGATCACTGATATATCGGCTTCCGCGCACAACCTCGTCAATAAACTGAACTATCTGTTGGCCGGCTGTGGTAGATCTGATTCTCATATTTGGGTCAATGGCCTGTCGGTCGGGATCAAGTGCATTGACGCCGTTCAGATTAGGATTTCCTCCTGCTAGTGCTTTATCAACCGGGCCCGGAGGAACTATAGATGCGTTGCTTATGATCGGATCAATAAACTGTACGTCATACACGTCTGCTACACCGCCACGTTTTTTTGCTGCTTCAGCGTAGTATAGATTCAACGCTGCACACAGTCCAGTGGCTTGTTGATCTCCAAGTTTGTAAGGAGCATAGGATGCTTTGGCCGGTGCTACACCTGTCGCTGCTGCCACTGGTGCAGCAGCACCTGCTCGGGCTTGTTGGCTTTCACCTGGTTTTCCGGTTGTTGCCATGATTTATCCTCGACCGAAATTTGTAGAAAAAGGAACACGTTCCGTGGAACCAACCAAGATATCCTTTACAGATTTACCTTGAAACTGGAAGTTTTGCGGTATGCTACCTCGGTCGGTACTGAATCCTGTAACTTGTCCGATAGGTACTCCGGTAATAGTGTACTCTACCAGCTTGTTAGATACTTTGAAATCTATGTTGACAATTTGAAATGGTATGAATTTTTCAATGACTGATTGACGGTCGGTCTGCCCACCGCGTTGGTTGATAGGCATGACTAAATTTCCTTTTTCGTCATAGCCATAGAATCTTATCACCATGCAGTATTGCACTAGATTGTAGTTTACTATAGTTCCGGGTTTGACTAGGCCTTTGCTGACATACAGGGCATTCACCGCACGTATCAGATTGGGTTGTAGAGATATTCCATTGGGTTCTGTGACTGTGAACTTCAATTCTTTCGTTGTGGCCGTGCCTCGAGATCCTGGTGAATTATTGATGTTTGTGATAAACTCAAAATTGTCTAGATAATAATCCAAAGGAAAAAAAGGATTGCGGCCTACATTGCTTCCTGCACTGGCCGAGTTCTGTGCCTGTTGACTTTCCCCTGGCTTGCCACTGGTCTGTATCTGTATTCCTCCACTCTGTACCAAGAGATTGTAACTGGGAATATATTTAAGATCACTGGTTGCTAAGGAGTTATATGTGGCATGATCCAACACATACCAACTGAGACTGTAGGTGTAACTGGCAAACTGATCCAGTATATTGTCTTGACTCACGATGGCATTTTTTGCACCAGCAAACAATTCTTCAAGCCTGCTGGTCGTGGTGTTGGAAGGACTAGGAGGTTTAGCAGCATCTTCTCGTTGAGCACCTACTCCGGGTGCTCCACCAGTGTTAGCTGCCGCCTGAGGTTGGCTAAATGATTTACTCGCAGGGGCTGCTATCAATGAAGGATTATTAGCACCAGTGCCATACCCACCCGGTATGCCCTGGCTGTTGGTCAACGTAACTGTTTCGGCATTGGTTCCAGTATCTACATTACCATTAGCAGTGGTAGCAGCAGGAGTAGCATTGGTAGGTGCCGTAGACACCGAGGCCGCCGGAACTACCCGGCCATCTGGGTTCACTGCTATCATCTGTGACGCCGGTGCCGATCCGGCATTGGCGCTGTCATCTCGAGCAGTAGCAGCCTGTGCTGTGGTATCAGCTGAACTAGAAGTATTGCGCTGATTGTTATTGAGATTTAATTGATTCAGCTCTTGTGTTAGCGCAGTCTGCTGGGCTCGATATCCTGCTAATTCAGCGTTAAGATCGGCCAGTCGTTGGGCTTTTTCAGCAGCAGTGAATAAATTTGAATTATTGGTCTTATTGATTTGTCGTGTTACAATGCCAATCAAATCGTTAATGTCTGCCAGGGCTGCCTCAAGTCCTTGTTTTGTATCCGTGGCCATGTTTAGAATCCTAGTGCGCTACGCAATGTGGTTATCTTGGGTAGGTAGATCAACGTACCTACTTTGAAATCCAATGGAGGTTTTGTAAGTGTGTTAGGATTACGTTGATAAAACACCCACCACAGAGTGGCATTGTCATACAAGTCAAACGCCAACAGGTCTGGTCTATATTGATAGGTTTGGGTTATCACTAAAGTTTGGTCATCACTTTCTTTAGGAAAGGGGCGGTTAACCCATACATCCAAAAAGAACTGACTGTATTGTGTGAGATAATACGCACTAGTGCTATCGTAGTTAGCCATTACCAGAATCCTTGTTTCACTAATTCTCCGTTGGCAAACTGTTTGAGACTGAACTGTCTGCTGGCCTGGCTACGTGTGACTATGGGGTACATGCCTATAGAAAGATCTATTTTGGTAGGTACATATGTGGGTGCATTTTTACTAAAACTAGGCACAAGGGCTGTGCCTTGGCTTACAGTCTTGTTAGCACCTTTGTTTATACCTTGACTGGTAAACAAAGCATTTAAGCGAGCCTGTACCGAAGATGCTATGCCCGTGGGCAAGTTGTTTTTTTCTGATGTCCGTCTCACTAACAAATCAGTTCCGTTGATGTTAGGACTGCCGGCTCGTATATAATCAACATCGGCTGGTAAACTATATTCAAAACTGGTAATCACGCAAGGATGATTGTTGAATTGATATTGTCCCAGTCCTGTGAGAAATACCAATGGTGGTGGAGCACCTCGTTGAGCATCTTGTCCGTAGAACATCTTGGTAGCTGATCGGAAAAAATGTATCACTGCCAGAAGGTATGCTGCTTCGGTGGTATCTTGTGCGGTGAATGGGCAACTTATTCTTACTTGGTCCACGGAACTAGATTTGTAGAAATAGCTTAGATAATTAGAATGTGTGAGCGATTCGGCGGCGTAGCTGGCTTTGTAACTCACATCAATCTTGGGAGTGTATGGAAAGATCACACCATAAGTGGCATTTAACGGTGCCAGTATGCCCTGTTCTTCTTTGCTCGGAGCGTTGTACAGATAGTTAGAGTCTTCAGCCAGGCTGAGACGTACACGCCAATCTCCTTGATTGGCTATCTTCTGCTGATTGTCTAATGTTTTCTGTCTCTGTGTAAGCAATTTGCTTGCTTGTTGCTCCGCTGCTGCTGTGTTGTATCTAGCTAGTCGAGCTTTTTCTGCCGCACTTTGATTGGGTGTGGCCGCTAGATTTAATCTAGCCAGCCTGGCTGTTTCGGCATCACTTTGAACCACCGGAGCCGGGGTAGTAGTGGCAGTTGTGGTTATAGGTGGGTCAGTGTAATAGGTTTCCCCGGTTTCGGGATTTTTACGAATGCCCTGCACTACTGTGCCTTCTTCGTTGAAAATCGGCAATCCAGAGGTATTTGCATTGATAGCTGTTGCTGCTGCTGTACCACGGCCTGCTTCGCCTGGTGCTTGAATAAAAGTGGGTGAATCTACTGCTGCTGCTGCGGCAACTCGCGCAGCCTCTGCACGTTGTGCTGGGTCTTGTGAGAAAGGACTAGCGCCCGGTCCGGCCGATGTTGCTGCCACTTGAGCAGCCGACGCTTGTTGTGCACGATCTTGTGAAAATGGGCTGGCGGCAGGGACAGCGGCAGCTGCGGTCGCCTGTGCAGCAGCCGCACGTTGTGCCGGGTCTTGTGAGAATGGTGTGGCACCTGCTCCGGCAGCAGTTGCCTGCACTTGCTCACTTGCGGCTCTCTGTGCTGGATCTTGTACTGTATTAGTGCCGCCGTTGCCACCGGGAGAATTTGGATCAGGTGCCTGTGCTGTCACAGAGATTGTTGGTACAAAGTTGCCCGGGGATACTTCTTGCACTCCAAACCCAGAATTCTGGTTTGTAAACTCGTTGATCTCGGCGGCGTTCATTGCCAATTGAACTTGCTGGCTAGGTTGTCCGCTATAGTTTTGCGAATAGTTTACCTTGGTCAATCCGGCAGCATCGGTGACTCCACCCGCTCCGGGTATCACTGCTCCTGCGTTAGAATTGGTGCCGTAACCATACGCACTCGGGTTTGTACTAACACCGGACTGAGTTGACGCATCGGTCACACCGAGCCCTTGTCGGGTTAACTGATTGAATGTAGATGCATTTGAGGGACTATAAGCCATATGCTTTATTTACCCAAATAGTAATCTGCCCAGTTTATAAACCATTGACAAACCCGCAAAATGTGTTATAATAAATAACATTTTAAGGATACTGCCGGATGGCCACCATCGCAAGAGCAACACCAAAAACCAACTATCTCAACAACAGAGATATTCTCAAAGAAATCCACCTAAGCAAGAAAAACTATTGTGCCTACATC